TTCATCGAGTGCCTGCCGCACACCAAGGGCAAATGGGCAAGGTCGCGCGAGACGATCAGCCTCGAGCCCTGGCAGATCTGGATCTTCGCCAACGCCTTCGGGTGGCTGCGCAAGGCCAACGGGCTGCGCCGGTACCGCGTGCTCGAAGTCGTCGTGCCGCGCAAGAACGGCAAGTCGATCATCGCAGCGGGTGCCGGGCTTTACATGTTCTGCATGGACGGCGAGCCGGGGGCCGAGGTCTATTCGGGCGCGACGACCGAGTACCAGGCGTGGGAAGTGTTCCGGCCGGCGAGGCTCATGGCGCTACGATCGCCGCAGCTGACATCGGCGCTGGGGATCGAGGTCAACGCCAAGAGCCTCGTGCGGCACGGCGACCAGTCGCGGTTCGAGACGATCACCGGGGATCCCGGCGACGGGCAGAGCCCGAGCTGCTCGATCCACGACGAGTACCACGAGCACGACGACGATGCTCAGGTCGAGACGATGATGACCGGCATGGGTGCGCGCGAGCAGCCCTTGCAGATCATCATCACCACCGCCGGCGATAATCTTGCCGGACCGTGCTACGCCTCGATCCTCGAGGAGCGCGACAAGCTGCAGGGGATCGGGTGCGAGGGGGGCAAGTTCCCGCTCGATCACGAGACGTTCTTCGTCGAGTACACGATCGACGAGGATGACGACTGGAAGTCGGAGATCGCGCTCCGCAAGGCGAACCCGAACATGGGCGTCTCGGTGCTCGAGGACTACCTGTTCGCCCGGCAGCGCGACGCGGTCCGGACGCCGCGGAAGGCCGGGGCGTTCAAGACCAAGCACCTCGACATGTGGGTCGCGGCGCGAGCGGCGTATTTCGACATCGAGGCGTGGCGGAAGTGCAAGCGGGACTGGCTGCCGCCGCGCGGGGACGATGTCCTCGCGCTCGAATGGCTTCGCGGCCGGCGCGCGATCGCCGGGATGGATCTTGCGTCGAAGATCGACCTCGGCGCGCTCGAGCTGCTGATCCTGCCCGAAGGCGAGCAGGCGACGCCGGACGATCCTTACATCCGGACGGGCTGGTACTTCCTGCCGGCAGACACGGTCAGCGAGGTTCCGGCCTATTCAGGCTGGGACAAGATGGACCTGCTGACGGTGAATTCGGGGCCGATCCTCGATTACGACGAGATCCTGTTGAAGCTCGAGGAGATCAGCAAGATCCTGCAGCTGGAGCAGATCCCGTACGATCCGCACCAGGCGAACTACTTTGCCACGACGGCGATGAAGGCCGGGATGCCCATGCTCGAATATCGGCAGATCGTGCTCAACATGAGCGAGCCGATGAAGGAGATCGACGCGGTCACCCGCGCCGGCACCATCGCCCATGGCGGCTGCGCCGTCATGGAATGGCAGATGAACAACGTGGTTGCGCAGCTCGACCGCAAGGACAACGTCTACCCAAACAAGCCGCGACCTGAGGCCAAGATCGACAGCCCGGTGGCGCTGATCATGGCGATGGGCGCTTCGATGGTGGGCACGGAATCAACCCAGTCGTTCTGGGAGGTAATGAACGCATGACACTGCAATCCCCGCGGCTGCCGCTTGCTGAGCGGGCGGGCGCGATCGCGCGCGCGCTTGCTCCTGACATCACCGCTGGGATCGGCGCGGCGCTGTTCGTCGCGGGCGTTGACATGATCCACCGCCCCTCGGCTCTGATCGCGGCCGGGCTACTTTGCCTCGCGGTGGGCTTGCTGGCGGCACGGCGCAGCTGATGCGGGGACTGCTCGGTAGCCTGCTCGCTCCGCCCGCCGCCAGCGAGGCGAAGATGTCGAGCCGCGATTTGCTGCGGATCATGTCGCGCGGCAGCATGTCGCGGTCCGGCGAGCAGGTGACTTGGGAGCGTGCGCTGCAGGTCATGACCATGCTCGCCTGCGCGCGGGTCATCGCCGAAGGCGTGTCGCAGGTGCCATGGAAGGTGCACGTCGGCGGGCCGGGGCGGATCGAAGCAACGGATCACCCGGTCTTCGACCTCCTCTATCGCCGCCCCAATTCGTGGCAGACCAGCTTCGAGTTCCGCGAGACAATGGTGTTCCATGCGGTGCTTGGCGGGAACGCCTTCCTGCAGAAGCTGCGGGTGGGCAGCGCGCGCAGGCTGGCCGCGATCGAACCCTTCGAGCCGGGCTACATGCGGGTCGAGCAGGGCGAGAACCGCCGCCTCCGGTACCATTACCGCCCCGAAGGCGGTAACGAACGTGAGATCCCGGCCGATGACGTGTGGCACGTGCGCGGGCCGAGCTGGAACAGCTGGCTGGGTCTCGACATCACCCGGCTTGCCCGCGAGGCGATCGGGCTGAGCCTTGCCACCGAGAGCGCGCACGCCGACCTGCACAAGGGCGGGGCGCGGGTCTCGGGGATCTACACGGTCAAGCCGCAGCTCTCACCCGAGAAGTTCGCCCAGCTCGCTGCCTGGATGGACCAGTACAAGGCGGGCGGCGCGCGCGCGGGCGAGACCCTGCTCCTGGACAACGAGGCGAAGTTCGAAAAGACCTCGATGACCGGGGTCGATTCCGAGCATCTTGCGACCCGGCGCTACCAGGTCGAGGAAGTCTGCCGCGCGATGCGCGTTATGCCGATCATGGTGGGGCAGGCGGACAAGACGGCGACCTATGCCAGCGCGGAGCAGATGTTCCTCGCGCACGTCGTGCACACGCTGATGCCCTGGTACGAGCGGCTCGAGCAGTCGGCCGACGTCAACCTGCTGACCGCCGAGGAGCGGGCGGCGGGCTACTACACCAAGTTCAATCCCAACGCGCTGATGCGCGGCGCGGCCAAGGATCGCGGGGACTTCTACGCCAAGGCGCTGGGTGCAGGCGGCACGCCGGCGTGGATGACCCAAGACGAGGTCCGCGGGCTCGAGGAGCTGGCACCGCGTGGCGGGCCGGCCGACGAGCTGAGCCGCGGCGCGATGAACCCTGAATCGGGCCCGGGCGCGGGCAACACCCCTGACGACGAGGACGACGACGATGAAGTTTGACCTGGCCCCAATTGAGGTGAAGTCGGCCGGTGGCATCCAGCGCAGCGAGTTTCCGCTGCGCGAGGTGAAGTTCGCCGGCGCCGAGGGACAGGAGGGGCGCACCTTCACCGGCTATGGCGCGGTGTTCGGCAACCTCGATTCCTACGGCGACGTGATCGAGAAGGGCGCGTTCAAGAAAACGATCCGCGATGCCAAGCGCTCAGGCAACTGGCCCGCCATGCTGATGCAGCACGGGGGCTGGGCGATGTCGGCCGACGATCTCACCCCGGTCGGGATCTACACCGAGATGGATGAGGACGACAACGGCCTGCTCGTCACCGGTGTTATCGCCGACACCCAGCGCGGGAACGAAGCGCTGGGCCTGATGAAGATGATGCCGCGGCCGGCGCTGACCGGCCTGTCGATCGGCTACCGCGCCAAGAAGTTCACCATGGGCACCAAGCCCGAGGAACCGCGCCGGACGCTGCACGAGGTCGAGCTGGTCGAGATCAGCCTCGTGACATTCCCGGCCAACCCCAAGGCCCGCATCGGCTCGATCAAGTCGGGCGGCGGGCTGACCATTCGAGATGCGGAGAGCGCCCTGCGGGATGCGGGCTTCTCCTCGAACGAGGCCAAGGCGATTGTCGCCAAGGGCTTCACGGCGATCGATCACCGGGAGGGTGATGATCAGCTCCAGCGTCTCAACGACGCGACCACCCGGGCGCTTGCCGCGCTCCGGGTCGACTGACCCTCCACCCCCCGAAAGGACAGATCTGATGAAGACCCAGAACCTGCTGGAGCAGGATCGCTCCAACGCGCCCTTCGAACAGAAGGACGCCAACAGCCCCGCCGATCCCGCCGTCGCGATCAAGCAGATCGCCGAGGCCTTCGAAGCCTTCAAGTCCAGCCACGCCGAACAGCTGGCCGAGCTGAAGAAGAACGGCTCGACGGACACGGTGCTGCTCGATCGTCTCAGCAAGATCGACTCGCAGCTGAACACCGCGACCGAGGCAAAGAACGCGCTCGAGGCGCAGATCGCGGCCGAGCGCAAGGAGCGCGAGGAGCTGGAGCTCCGCCTGCAGCGCCACGACATCAAGGGCGACGGCGACGGTGCCAAGGCCGAGCTCGAGCTGAAGGAAGTCAACCTTGCGATGGCGGCGCTGGCCGCCGATCGCCGGCGCGACTTCACCCCGCTCGACCAGAAGGGCCTCGACCTCTACCGCAAGGCCCGCGCCAAGGAGCTGCGCTACGGCAAGGACGCGCTCGACGCGGACGAGCAGAAGGCGATGTCGGTCGGCTCGGACGCTGACGGCGGTTACCTCGTCACCCCCGACACCACCGGGCGCATGGTCAAGAAGATCTTCGAGACCAGCAACATCCGCCGCATCGCCAACGTCCAGACCATCTCGACCGACAAGCTCGAAGGGATGGAAGATCTGGAAGAGGCCGGTGCGGGCTGGGTCGGCGAGACCGAGACGCGCAGCGAGACCACCACGCCCAAGACCGGCGAGTGGGAAATCCCGGTGCACGAGATGTACGCCGAACCGCGCGCCACGCAGAAGCTGCTCGACGACGCCTCGGTGAACGTCGAAGCCTGGCTGGGCGACAAGGTCGGCATGCGCTTCGGCCGCATCGAGAACTCGGCCTTCGTGACCGGCAACGGGATCCGCAAGCCGCGCGGCTTTGCCTCCTACGAGACCGTGGCCGATGACGGCACCGGCGTCGACTGGGGCAAGATCGGCCACGTGGTCTCGGGCGCCAACGGTGCCTTCGCGGGCTCGAACCCGGCTGACAAGATCCACGATCTGATCGGCCTGGTGAAGTCGGCCTACCTGCAGGGCTCGGTGTTCGTCACCAAGCGCCAGGTGATCACCGCGATCCGCAAGTTCAAGGACGGGCAGGGCCAGTACCTGTGGTCGCCGAGCCTGGTGATGGGTGAGCCCGAGCAGCTGGCCGGCTACGCGATCGTGCGTGCCGAGGATCTGCCGGCGCTGGCGGCGAACTCGCTTTCGCTGTTCTTCGGCAACTTCACCGAAGGTTACCAGATCGTCGACCGCCAGGGCACGCGCACGCTGCGCGATCCCTACACCGCCAAGCCCTTCGTCAAGTTCTACTCGACCCGCCGCGTCGGCGGGGCCGTGGTGAACTTCGAAGCCATCAAGGCGATGAAGTTCGCGGCCTAAGGCCGGGTCCACACCCATGCGAGGGGCGGGCGCAGCGCCCGCCCCCTTTCGCTTTCCCCCAGCTCCCCACGGAGGCTCCAATGCACACCATCACTGAAAACATCGAGATCCGCGAAGTCGGCGCGCCTGTCGCCGCCGGCGCGACGATCGACAACAACTCCGACCGCATCGACATGGCGAACTACGAAAGCGTCGCGTTCATCGTTCCGATCGCCGACAGCGTCGCCACCGGCGTCGCCACGCTGACGATCGAGAGCAACGACGCCGACAGCGACAGCGGCATGGCCGCGGTTACCGGCGCGGTGTCCACCATCACCTGCGCGGTGAACGACGACATCAACGACCGGCTGCTGATCGTCGAGGTCCGCAATCCGGGCAAGCGCTACGTGCAGGCGGTGCGCACCTCGCTGACCGCGAACATCGCCTACGGCTCGGTGATCGCACTGCTCACGCCGCGTCGCCTGCCGGTGGTCGACCACAGCACCGTCGCCGACGTCACCCGCGTCAGCGACTAATGCGCGCGCAGAAGCCGGAGCGGGTGACCGCTCCGGCAACCGCCTTGCTGGCGCTGGAAGAGGTCAAGGAATTCCTGCGCATCGAGCAGGACGAGACCGCCGAGGACAGCCTGCTGGGCTCGCTGATCGCGTCGGCCGAGGCGACGCTCGACGGTTACTCCGGGCTGCTCGGCCGGGCGCTGATCGACCAGCAGTGGCTCCAGCGCTTCTCCGACTTCCCGGCCTGCGACCAGCTGTGCCTGCCGCTCGGCCTGGTCAGGGCCGCGCCGACCGTGACCTACCGCGACACGCTGGGCGGCGAGCAGAGCTTCACCGGCTTCCACCTCGTCACCACTGCGCTCGGCCCGGCAATCGAGCTGCAGGACGGCTTGACCTGGCCGCAGACCGCAACCCGGCCCGACGCGGTCACCGTCACCTGGACCGCGGGCTACGGCCCCGATCCCGAGGACGTGCCCGAGATCTTCCGCACCGTCGCGCTGCAGCTGATCGCGCACTGGTACGGGACGCGCGAGACGGTCAACGTCGGCAACATCGTGACCGAGGTCCCGTGGGGCCTGCGCCAGACGATCGCCGCGATGGGCGCGGCGGTCGGCTGAAATGCTCAAGGCCGGCAACCTCGACCGCCGGGTGCAGCTGCTGCGCCGGGTCACCACACACGACGGCCTGCAGCGGGTCGAAAGCTGGACGGCGCTGGGCAGCCCGCGCTGGTGCTCGAGAAAGCCGCTGGCCGGCGGCGAGCGCGGCGAAGGCGCGGGGCGGCACAGCTTCGCGCGCTATTCGCTCTGGCTGCGCCGGGACAGCGTGACCCGCACGCTCACCGCGGCCGACGGCTGCGTCATCGATGGCGAGCGCTACGAGCTGATCCAGCCCCCGCTCGAGATCCAGCGCCGCGAAGGCGTGGAGCTGCTGGTCGAAGGCACGGGCGAGACCTGGCACGCCTGACACGATTTTTCCGCGGCGCGTCCGCAACTTGAGGAGCACTTATCATGGCCGATCTCAGCATCACCGCCGCCAACGTCCTGTCGGGCGCGGGCGCCAAGATCCGCAACGGCAAGGCCGGGGCGGCCGTCACCGCCGGGCAGACCGTCTACCTCGACCCGGCCGACCAGCGCTTCAAGCTGGCCGATTGCGACAGCGCCA